CACCATCGCCCTGATCAACGGCGGCCACCTCACGAAAGCATCGGTCGGCTACGAAGTCCGCAAGGTAATCGAGCAGACCACCGGCAAATCCGGCGAACAAATTTCAAGAACCCTCGACGGCCGGGCATTCGGCCGGGTGCTCGAACGCTGTCAGCGCGAAAGCCCCGGCGATCTGGCCGCGTTTCGGCGCGCGCTCGACGGCGCCGCCGGCCCCCTGGAACGTGCAGCGGACGCTCCGGCTACCTATCGCGTCATCGATTGGGAAGTCCTGGAAAACTCGCTTGTCACCGTCCCGGCGGATGCCTCCGTGGGAGTCGGCCGCATGGCTGAACTGCCACACGTCGCACCAGAAACCCCCAAAACCGAAACCATCCAGCCAGAAACGAAGGAGCACCACCCCATGGAAACGACCACGCCCGACCTTGCCGCCATCGAGCGCGCAGCCGCCGACAAGTCCCTGCAACGCATCAAGGCGATTGAAGCCGTTGCGAAGCAGTTTGAGCACTTCCAACTTGGCGAGATGCCTCAGCAAGCCATCCGCAACGGCATCAGCTCCGAGGATTTCGCGAAGCAAGTGATGGATCACATCGCCGCGCGTGGCGCCCAGCAGTGGCAGCCCGCCATCGGCATGACCGGCCAGGAAACCAAGCAATACAGCATCATCAAGGCCATTCGCGCCATGCTTTCAGGTGACTGGAGTAATGCCGGCCTGGAGCGCGCCGCCTCGGTCGCTTTCGCCGACAAGGCAGCCGCCGCCGGCCTGCAACGCCAGAGCGAAAAAAGCTTCTTCCTGCCGTTTGAAGTACAGAAGCGGGATATGACCGTGGGCACCGCCACCGCCGGCGGAAACATGGTCGCGACCACGCTGCGCCCGCAGGATTTCATCGAAATGCTGCAGAACCGCACGCTGCTCAAGGAGCTTGGCGCCCGGACGCTTTCAGACCTGGTGGGCAATGCGGACATCACCAAGCAAACCGGCGCCGCGACCGCTTACTGGCTGGCCAACGAGGCGACGAGCATCACCGAGAGTCAGCAGACGGTCGGCATCCTGCAGCTGCGCCCGAAGGTCTGCGGCGCCTACACCGAGATCAGCCGCCTGCTGCTGCAGCAGAGCACGCCAACCGCCGACATGTTTGTGATGGAAGACCTCGCCCGGGTGCTGGCGATCGCGCTCGACGCGGCTGGCATCAATACGGGCGGTGGTGGCGCTCCTGTCGGTATTCTCGGCACGGCATCGATTGGAGCTTTCACCGGCGCCTCGCTGGACTATGCCGCGCTGCTGAACGCACAAACAGACGTTGCTTCGGCCAACGCCTTAACAACGTCCTGTGCGTACCTGACCACGCCGGCCGTCGCTGCACTGCTCGCGGCTCGCAACAAGGCGGCATCGACCTATAGCCCGCTGTGGGACGGCAACATCCTGGACGGCAACGTTTGCGGATTCCGCGGCAAAACGACCATGCAGATGCCGGCGGCGACTGCCATTTTTGGCGACTTTTCGCAGGTGATTTTTGCCGAATGGGGCGCGATCGAAATCGCCGCCAACCCCTATGCCAACTTCGTGCAGGGAATTACCGGTATCCGCGCGTTCATGACCGCCGACGTCGGCGTGCGTATCGCCGGCGCCTTCTCCGCTGCCTCGTCCATCACCTGATCATGGTCGAGGTCGTCACGCTTCGCGACACCTGGCAGGACGGAAAACCCGTCCCTGCCGGGACCGTCGTCAGCCTCGGAGAAGCAGACGCACGCTATGCCGAGAGTATCGGCCGCGTGCAGCGCGTCGAAGAGATGCTGGCGCCGGAAAGCGAAGCGCCTGCAGCAAACGAACACCCGGCCGCGCTTCCAAAGCGTGGCCGCGGTCGCCCGCGCAAGGACACGCAGTGATCATCGACCTTGCGCCCTGCTATGCCGACTTCTCGGAGTCCGTCACCTTCGGGTTGACGACCTTCCGCGGCATTCTGGACACCGTCGACGCGATGGCTTTTGAATCGCCGACGAACACGACGCACCAGCTGCGCTACCAGTCAGGGCCGGCACTCGTGGCCGGCAGCAGCATCAGCATTGCTGGCGTCTCGTACAAAGTGGCAGGCGTCCCGCAGCGTCTCAACGCCAGCGAACGCATCGCCGCCCTGGTGCGCCAGCCATGATTTTCGATCACGAGACAGCCATTCTCGCCCGGCTAGCTGCCAAATGCGCAGGCGGCTCGGTGTTCAAGGGAAGTTTCGACGCGGTCGACATGAGCGACGACAGCACCGCGCCGGTGCTCTGCCAGATCGTATTGGACCAGATCAACGTCACCGGTCAGACCGGCAAGCACGCCCGCGCCCTGCTGACGTACAGCTGCAACGTCTACACCGACCTCTACAGAGCAACCACCCCGCAGAAAACCGCCGCCGGCCAGCTTCTTACGGACGCGATACAGGCGCTCGTCGGCTGGGAGTACTCGCCCGGGGTCGAGGTCGAGATCACCGACGGCCAAAGCACCGGCAGCGATGGCCGCCTGCTTCGCCTTTCATTCGGCTTCACCATTCCGGCCCATTTCGCCGGCACTTAACGACAGGAGCATCACATTATGGGATCAGCATTTATCGGCAAGGCAAAGGTCCGCGTGGCCCTGTACAGCGCCGGCACGACTTTCGAGAATCGCCCATTCCGCTATCTGGAAAACGTCTCCGCGTTTCAATTCTCGTTCGCCGAAGAGGAAAAGAAGCTGCTTGACTACGCCAGCGCCGCGGGTGGCGTCGACGCCTCCATCAAGCGCATCACCGACGTCACAGGCTCCATGGACCTGCGGCACTTCACCGCCGACAACCTCGCGCTTGCCTTGTGGGGCACCACCGCTGCGCTGTCCGCCGTCGCGATTGTCGGCGAGGCTGGATACAAGATTGTCCCGCTCGCTTTCGTCCCGACCAAGCGCTTGATCAATACCAGCGTCGCCCCTGTTGTCAAGAAGGGTGCGACGGTCATTGACACAAACGACTACACCGTATCGGCCGGCGGGATCACGATTGCCTCATCGATCAGCACAGGTGGCGTGGTCAGCGGCGATGCGATCACGATTGACTACACCCCGCAGGCCGGCGCCGATGTGCAGTCCCTGCTTTCGAGCGCTCCCGATGTCTCGATTCACGTGGAGGGCATCAACGAGGTCGACGGCAAGTACTCTGTATTCAAAGGCTTCAAGTGCAAGTTGGGAGTCGCGCAAAACGTCGGCCTGATCGGCGAGGACTTCGGAACCTTGACGCTTTCCTTCTCGGTGCAGAAGGACGAAACGATTGTCACGGCCGGCAAGTCGCAGTATTTCGAGCTGCAGCAGGCGACCTAAGCCGACATGCGAGCCACGACCACCGTCTACCTTGGCGGGCAGGTGATCACCGTCAAAGAATTGACGGTGGCCGAAGTTCGCCAGGTTCTCATCACCGAGCCGCCCGCCGCCGATCCGCTGCACGCGCTCGCGTTTGATGGTTTCGGGCTGAACGACTTGGCCCTGCTCTGCACCGCAACCGCCGCAGAGCTTGAGGCATTCACTCCGTCCGAACTCAAGCCGCTGGTCGACGCGTGTCGAGAATTGAATCCACATTTTTTCAGGACACGGGCGGCTCTGGCCGGAGTCGCCCGGCTGATGCTGGCCGAAGCAGAGCAGATGGCATCGACCGTACCTGCATCGCCTTGATCAGCCATGGCCACCGCGATCCGTGGTCATACGCCTGGCGCACTTTTGAGCTTGCGATTGAGATGAGCAACAGACATGGCAACGGCAAGTAACACCAAGGTCGTTATCACAGGGGACACCACCGGGGCAGTCGCGGCCGTCAATCGGCTGAAGGGCGAACTCAACAGCCTGTCCACGATGTCGTCCAAGGTGTTCGCCTTCGGTGGAGGAGTCGCCGGCGCCGCTGTCGTTGCCGGACTGTCCGCGATCACAAAGCAGGTGATCGATACCGGCGATGCGTTGTCGAAGATGTCGGTCAAGACCGGCGTCGCAGTCGAAGACTTATCGAAGCTCGAATACGCCGCCGGCCTTTCTGGCGTCACCTTCGAGCAGCTAGAAAAGGGCCTTGTCACGCTCGGGCAGCAAATCGGCAGTGCAGGAGCAGGCAATGCCGAAGCCGCGAAGAAATTCGAATCGCTTGGCGTCTCGGTGCGGGACTCTGGCGGCAAACTGCGCCCGACCATCGAAGTCTTTTACGACATCGCCGACGCAATCGCCGCGCTTCCCGAAGGCGCCGCGCAGACGAACGCCGCCATCGACATCTTCGGCGCCAAAGTTGGCCGCGATATGGTTGTCG